ATTTGTTTGTGAATATTTCTTTTGGAAAGAATAAAATAGTTTAGGGTCATTAGCGTCTAATTTATCAATCGGCATATCTGTATTACGAGTCATACCTGTTCGTTTATAAACTATTAACGGAACTATTATTTGTCTTTTTTTATCTCTTAGAAATCCTTGTTTTGTGATTTGGTTCCACCTCTCTGGCGATGCGTAAATACAAGGAACGGTTACTTTTTCTTTATTAACTTGAACTTGTGGTTTAATTACTTCATTGAAGTAATACATAATAGCAGAGTCCATATCTACTAATCCAACTGATAAATTTTTTACATCATCTTTTACATCAGGTGAACTACGGCTAATCTGCTCTCCACGATTGAAATCTTTTCTTTGACTTCTTGGTATTGGTTTATTTCTTGCCATTAGAATCCTCTATATTCTTCTAAGTTATTGGTTGGCATTCTTACTAAATGTCCTTGAACTACTATTGAGTGTGATTTATCAGGGTCCCCACCAACTAATTGGTTTTCATTATATGACTTTACTTCAAAATAACCCTCGTTCCATTTCAATATATCGCCAATATCTGGTCTTAAATCTACTTCAACTAAGTATGCTCTTTGAAATGCGAACGAAACATTTTGTGTATTGTCTGCACCAAAGTCTGTGTAATCAAAATTAAAGTCTTCAGCGTTAACAATACACGGAAGTTTAACCCCTTGTTTGTAAACTTTACCCTCCGATGCTTCACCATACATATTTGTTTCTGTATCATAAACTGATACACGATACAAGATAACGAACTGGTCAATTATCCCGCAGTCGTCAATATTAGGTTCACCTACAAGTTCTCTATTGAACTTTTCAAAGGTGGCTAAGTCTTTGTCTCCATAAAATCTTTGTGGCATTTGATTATCCTATATAGATTGGGTAAGGAACTTTACGAAGTGTTTCTTGTTGAAACTCTCCCTCATCTCTTTGAGCTTCCATAAGTGCCTTACGACTTGTTTGTTCTAAATTTTCTCTCAATTGTTCTATTAATTGTTCTTTTTCAGCAGTCGCTTCAGCTCTTAGAGTTTCTCCGTCTAATGAAACCTCCGCATTTGGAATAGGAATATTACCATACTTAGAACGAATAATACCTAATAACTCTTTTGATAGTGCTAATGTGTATTTTCTTATCCATTGTTTACCAACATCATTAATGTTTGAGTATTTCATAAAGTCATAATTAACATTAGAGTAATCAGATACTATCGTATCATCATTTGAACCACTAAATCTTGTTCTTAATGGATTATCTCTATCACTTGTTAACACATAATCTACCCAAACTGAACCTGATTCTGTTGGTATTGGGAATATTCTCATATTGTTATTTTTAATATCAAAAGAATATGCTGATTTTCTAATCTGGTCATTGAACTCAATGGCTTGTATTCTCAACAAATCTGCATAGATTGGTTGTAATACAAAAGTTATCGCTGGTGAATAACTACCAAATCCAAATCCGTCCAACATATTATAAGTTCCAAATCCTGTTGATGCGTATGGGTCAAAATATCTTGTAACCGCTGGTCTAGCTTCATAATGAACTCTCTTAACTTCAATAGATTCTCCTGATTCACTTGCCTCACTAACTAATGAATTTAAGTTATAAGTTTGACTACCTGAGTTTATTGAAACTCTTGTTCTCTTATACTCAGTAGTTCCACCAACTTGTGCTTCTGAACCATATTCTTCTGATATGAATATGTTTTCGCCTAATGTTGGCTTTACTCGTCTGTGTGTAAAGTTTGAACTTGTAGATTGTCCCTTTAAGTGAAATAAATTATCACGAATATTGAATTGATTAACTTGCGCACCATATTCTGATATTGATTCTTCAAAACAAGCATAAAATTGCGTATCTTGAAGTTCAACATCCATAATTGGATATCCAAGTCTTTGAGCACACCATTTTGCTACTTGTGGGCCTTCTGTCTGAAATTCTGAGTCGGTATCGTATAACCCAAATGGTGTAGAACCACTATCTTGGTGGATAGCAGAACCACTACCTGGCCATATTGCTTCTTGAGCCATTAAAATCTCCTATTAATAGTCTATTTGTATATACAATAATAAATATAAGAATATGAAAAAACCCCTAATTTCTTAGGGGCTTTTTCTTAGTCACTGTTAATTTCTAATATCAACGATATTAAATCATATCAACGTCTGCTACTACGACTTTACCATAGAATTCTGGTCTAACCATCTTCTTAGCGTATCTTGTCATTACACCTTTACGTGGCGTAAAGTTTTTAGGGTCGTAGACAAGTGGTGTCATAATTAACGGTACATATGGTGCATAAACCGCCCCTGTTTCAAGGAAGTTCTGTCCTCTAAATCCGACAAGGATTTGATTCTCTAACATATATGGGTTTTTGTACACTGTGTATCTGTTATTTAAAGCACCTACTTTTTGAACACCCATTGCGAATTGATTTGTAGTCGCTTCACCTGTTGTGTCTGCTGCGTATCCAGGAATTGACTCTATGATTGTTGCTGTTTCTGGTGAAACAACTAAGAAGTTTGCACCTCCTCTTAGAGTTTTCTGGTGGATTGCGTTAGATACTGATTGTATTTTGTTTCCAAGTGTTTGGAACCAAGTACCTTTGGTGTAAGCATTTGACTCACCTGACACTTGTGTAAATGTGTTATTTACTGCGTCGTGTTCAAATCCTACTTTCGCTGAATAGTATTCTGTTTTCGCTGAAGCGTTAGCCATCAACATATCAAGAATTTCTAAGTCAATTTCCATAGAAATGTACTCAGAAAGTAATGATGTTAATTCTGCTTCTGCGTCAACTGAGTGATATGCATTTAAGTCTTGTGCAAGTTCTGGTGTCCAGACTGCTTTTAACTTACGAGTTTTCGCGATTATCGGAATACTCTTTAATGCGATATCTAATTCAGGAATATCAATGTCTGTTTCTGGGTTAGCATCAATGTTACCTGATGTAGCTTCAAAATCAGTTCTTGAATAATCTGTTGTTGGTTGTTTATGGAACTTAATAGTTGCATTCACAAGTGCTGCTGTTCCAGATTTTCTTACAATAAATGTAGTTTCTGAATCTGCTGCGCTATGTTTTGTGTATGCAGGAAAGAACTCATCAAAACCAGAACCAGATACTGTGAATGCTCTCACACCATCTTTGTCTAATCCTGATAGAGCTGCGTCTGCTACAACAAGTTTGATAAGTGCATTGTCTGCATTATCTGCGATAGCTTGTGATGCTGATAATTCTGGTTCATAATCAACGTCTTCCCAGTCTACGGAACCTGTGCTAAAGTTTGAACTGTTAGCTGTTCCACCGATTGTTAAAGCGGCTGATGAGTTGTCGTTGATTGAGTATCCAAATTTACCTGCTCCGTATAAACCACCACTCGCGTCACCTGAGCCAGATGTATTACCATATACATCTCCGCCGTCTGCGTGGGCAGCTGTTTGGTCTGTTGAATATTTAAAGTCAAGGTAAAAAATAAGACCTGAAGGTAAGTTCATAGGTTGAACTGACACAAAGTCCTGTGCTGCGATTTCACCAAAAATTCTACGAACTAATGGTAAAGCTACACCGCTCCACTCTTCTGCGTTTTGTCCACCAGTAACTGATGCTTCTTGGATTAACTGACCTGCTTGGTTTTCAAGTAAAACTGCCATTCCGTGAACTTTAGTTTCATCTTCTAAACCTTCTAATAGGCCTGTTGGTTCCCATTTGCTGACTAACTGACGAGTTTGTTCTAATAATTGTCTTTGTGGATTATATCCATCCATCAAAGATTCAATTGAATTTAATTTACTCACGTTAATCTCCTTAAAGTATATTTGCTAATTTCTTGAATCTTGCTTTCATTTCTTGTCCTTCTGATAATACTTCCTGCTTTGCAGGTTTTGTAGAACGAGTTGGTTTTGAACTTGAACCTTTAGAAACTGACTCTTTTACTACTGAAGGTTTATTAAATGATTCTGCTAATGTAGCGTAAACCAATTTAACTTCACGTAAATTTTTAGTTCTATCAAAAGTTTCAACAACTTTTAATTTTTGGTCATTGTTCAATCCAAATGCTCTAAATAGTTTATTAGAAAACAATAATTTTGCATTCAAGAGATTAACTTCGTTTAATTTTGCTCTTATAAACTGAACTACTTCTCTCGTTTCTTTCAGTTCCTTTTGAAGCGATTCAACTTTGTCTGCTTCTTCTTCTGCGTCTTCTTCTTCAGTAAGTGCTCTTAAGACTTCATCAAGGTCGATGTCTTCGTCAACTTCGTCCTCTTTTTCATCTTTGTCTTCGACCTCTGTGAAAGGTTCTTTCACTACTTCGTGGTCGTCAAGTTCTTTACCTGCTGGCTCGTCTTTACCTTCGCCTTCTGGTCCTTGTCCTACTGCTGAAGAATCTCCAGCTTTAACATTAACTTTGTTATCTGCTTTTCCGATATCAGATGATACATCGTTTTCGTCGACTTTTTCCTCTTCGTCTTTGTCCTCAGATTCGTGTCGTACTTCATCTTTGTCTTCATCTTCTTCTTCGTTTAAGTCAGCTTCTAACTCAGCTAAGACTGATTCAAGGTCTAATTCGTCTT